AGCTTTTGCTCATCGTCAGCACCTATAAACTCTACTAACCTTTTGCCATATCTATATTGCTTTTTAGTTTTATTATGTTCAACCCCATCATACCAACCCTCAGCCTTTAAAATGTCCTCAAAGTCTCTAATTACAGTTCCATCTAAATTAGTCCTATACTTCCTTACAGTGGTCCAAACGCCCTCATAACAGTATTTATCTTGACCATAGTTGCCACTAATTAACCATAAAGCACATAATTGATTTAAGGACCAGGTCTTACTACTACGAGTTCCACCCCTATTTATTACAATCTTAGAGTTACTATCATAGTTACGCTCAAAGATTTCAGTCGCTTCCACGCTTAATATTAATGTTTATATTGTTTACAGTAGACTCTATTTCCTGTTTGTCAGGTGCATTTAGTCCAAACATCTTAGCAATAGAATCATAAGCACCACGATAGTCAGAACCTTTAACCATTTCCTTTAATAAATAAAACTTAGCTTTCTGGTCTTTTGTGAGACTTTCTTTTGCTGCTAAGTCCATTAGATACTCCCAAGATTTAATCATCTTAAAATAGCCCTCAGCTACTTCCTTACGTGTTATTTGAAAGGCTTCTGCTTCTTTNGTTTTCAATTCTTNCACCCTTGTACTTATATTGTACTGAGCTAAGAGATGACTAGCCTTAGTTGCTATAGTCTCTAACTTAGTATCTTGACCAACATCATAAGCACGTCTATAAGCCTCTGAAGCATTACCAGTGTTAACATACTCCTCAGCGAATTTACTTTGTTTAGGTGTTAGCTTTGTCATTATTACCTTTCTTTAAAAGTGTGTTTTCTAGCTTTCTTTTATAGTTTCTTATATTGCCTATATTAAAAGTTCTAAACTCTTTAGGGTCGTCACTATTTTCAATGACTTGTTTTATAAAATAGTCAGGTAGATTTTTACAGCGTTCTTTCATTTCCATAAACCTAATAAAGTAATTTACAGCCTCACTACCAAACTTATCCTTTTGCTCTTTTATTTCTTTAGGTGTTAATTTCATTTAAAATCTACTAGGTCCTCTATATTAACTTTAAACTGTTTGTAGTTACCCTCTTCAGTATGGCTAACAATAGCTAATTTACTATCTAATGATTTTATATAAACTCTTTTATTATTATATGTTAATCTCCTTTTTAACATTTTTTCTTTAAACATCTTCTTTGTTATCCAATTCATTATTCTTTTCGTATATATAAGCTAATTCTAAAATTCTATAATTGTCATTAAAATCAAAAGTTGAGGAGGCTACGCCATTAATGTCAAAACATTCATAAGTATCACCATTAATTTCGGAATAAAAAAACAGTCCGTCCTCGTCTATGAAATAACCATAACTAAAATCACTATTTAGTAATTCGCTTTCGTCTAACATTTTTCTTCTTTTTTACTTTCTTTACTTCTTTTGACTCCTTATCAATTACCCAGTTATATAATATTTGCATTTGATTTTTTACACAACTATTACAGGCCCAACTAATTTTCATATCTGGATGTATTTCTTTTAAAATAGGTTCTAAATTGTTTCTTAAAAATGATATGTCTATAGAGCCTGGAAAAGCACTTGTTTTATTATATAGTTTTATAGTTTCTTCTACTGTCATATTAGTCGTCTTTCAATTATACGTAAAATTAAGGGTGAGGTTAATACTATTGGGTCTAAAGTTATTAAAAAAAATATTAAGGATAACCAAAAGGTTAAGCAAAAGCTACAGTTTAAAGGCTTAAAATCCCACTTATCTATTAAGGGTCTAGCATAGTCTACCCAAGTAGTAGTTATTGTAATTATTATTAATATATTAACTATAGAATTCATTGAGTGACCATTTTTCTTTTATCTTATTTGCTAATTCTTTAAACTTATATTGTATTGTATTTCTATGTATGTCGCTTTTTTCAGCTAAACAGTTTCTATTTCCACTACAAATTAGTAGTTGTTCCATCATAATACGGTCTAAACCCTGTAAAGAGTTAATTAAATCTTTTAATACTTGGTCTTTAAAACAACTATTAGAGTATGTTTCTATGTCGTCTATACTACTAAATTGACTAGGTAAATAATATTTAGTTCTATACTGTCCACGCTCGCTAATTATTTGGTAGAGACAAAGTTTATAAACGTATTTTTTAACGCTGTTTTCTTTGTCTAATTGTATGATAAAATCCTCACCCTTGTTAAGTAGAATCATAAAAATGTCCTGTTTAAAGTCTTGTAACTCCACGACATTGTATTCTCTACCTATCCAAAGTATAAAGTTTTCTATTTTCTTAATTAGCTTTTTGTCCATTAATACTCTTTTGTGACATTATACATTTCAGATTTTAAGAAACTTATATTAGTCCTCATTGCATCTATTACCCTATAGCCAGACTCTAACAATCTTCTAAGCTCATACATTTCAGGAACTTCTACATTAGCCTCATTAGTTGCTCTAGCTACAGAAAAACCCTCTTTGACTCTATTATGTATAACCTTTTCAAAGTCATTATGTGCTTTAGTTCTAATAGTTTCTATATGATATAGATAGGCTGTCAATTCTTTTAGTTGTTTATTTAAACTGTTACCGTCAAATACGTCAGTTTGTTTATATTCTTTAATTATTTCAGCTATTCGGTCTAGTGTTGATTTCATCTTGTAGTTGTTGTATGGTTAATAATAAATTCATAAAGTCCTCAAATTCTAAACAGGCATAGTCTTTCTCAAAGTTCTTAGTAAATACTACAACTGGAGTTTTGCCTCTAGGTCTATCACTTCTAGCCTGTTCTAAGGCTTTCCAAATGTTTAGCTTTTCTTGGTTTTTACATTCCCAATGGTAGTCAAATAAAATAGAGTCTGGATTAATGTCTATAATGTCNCCTTTTATGGACATNCCGCCACTCATNGGAGTCCGTCTTACATTAGTATTAAACTTTTTATTAAGTTGTTTAGCTACGTCTCTCTCAAAACGTTTGCCTTTTTGGTTAGCATTTAAAGTCATAATTTTTGAAAGTATTTTCTAATTATTTTACCTAAGTCATAGTTGTTAGGATATATTCTACAAAGCAAATTAATATCACGCTCAACAATACTATCATTATCTTTATAAACTGAGTCTTTTGTTTGTCGGTATTCATTAAGAGTTCTTTTTTTATCTTTCATCATTATACTTTTCTACTATAAAAGTAAATACACAACCGCAAAAAAAAGTTGCAATGTTTGACGCTAATATAAGAAAATAAATTTTATCCATTTTTTTTAATTTTATTTGGTGTTTCTAATTCTGCTTTTATTAATTGATGTTTATACTTTGAAAAGTCTGCTTTTAATATAGCATTTTCTTTGTAGGCTACAGCGTTCTCATATTTAAGTTTTGATATTAACCTATTGTCTTGTCTTATTTCGTGCTGTAGGTCGTGAATAAGCTCTAGTATATCCATTAAAATCTCTAAACCCTCTTTCTTTACTTTGTTATTAGTCTTTTCAACCTCAGCACTAGCCTTAATAATCATTATGTCTAGTTTGTTTTTTCTTAAAATTACATCTAATTCATCCATTTTGTATGTGTTTTAGTGGATTATTACCACCTATTGTATAATAACCATTATAAAAATTAAATCTTAATGGCTCATCTAGTGTAGTTAGTTCGCCTCCAGTCATAATATTTTTAACCTTTTGGACGTGTAGTTCTGTCATTGTTTTAAACTCTGGATGATTTCCCATTCTGTGAATAGCATATACGTCATCGGCTCTATTAATAAATCCCATTCCACCCTCTATATCACTAGACTTAGGGGGTTGGACATAACCCTCTAAAGGGTGTCCAGGCTTGTAAACTCGTCTAGCAGCCTCACTTATTGGGTGTGTATTAATATAAATAGTCTTATTTGTCCTATTACAAAACTCCCTTACGTTGTTACAAAATACATAGTTACGGTCAAACTGTCCTAATTTACCACCTCTTTCAATATTTAAGCCAGTATAAGGGTCTATTAAACAACCGTCTACACTTTCTTTAGCAAATATATTTAAAAGGTCTGAGGCTGTATATAGTTTCCTATTGTCTACAAATTTAAAGTAATGGTCTATAATTTCTATTTGTTTTTTTATCTCAGACTCAGAAAGGTCCTCAACTTTTTGTCCAGTTAGCATTTGAATCATACTAATTTTTAATAGTTCTGGACTATTTTCACCACTCCAAACACACCATTTTAATTTATTATTTATAGAGTGACAAAGTAAATACCAAATAAAAAAGTAAGTTTTACCTACATTTGGGAATCCTGAGACGACAACCATTTGTCCAGGCTTAAACCTTACAAACTTATCAGTAATTGGACAGCTTATTCCTAGACCTTTTTTAATTTCACCGTTTTTATATTTAATTGCGTAGTCTAGTCCGTAACCTTTCTCAAGTATTGCCATTGATAGTGCTTAAAAATTTGTTTAATGATTTAGTATTTTTATGTATAGGGTCACTAAATGTAGTTTTTTTCTTAGACTTTTTAGCCGCCTCTACTCGTTTATTATATTGCTCTTTTCGTTCTTGGTATTGTATATCTAAAAATTTTATATTAATTTGGTCGTCCTTTTTTTCAATCATCCCCTCATCTATTAATAAATCTAAAGAACTTTGACTAATTCGCCTAGACATTTTTATATAAGTCATTGAACATTCTTTATTCCAATAGTGAAAACAAGCGTCTATAAAAGAACCTTTGTCCTCTTTTGATAAATACATAATTTCACCTCCTAGCCATTGACTAGGGA